CACGGCCCGTGAAAGGCCCAGTCTGGGTAATGATCCCTGACCGATCGTCGACATGTCCCGGTAACGGTATCGAGGTGCAAATCTCGGTGCCTTTGCTGAAGGCGTGCTGACCCGGTTAAATTGTTTTCCAACTGAGGACCCTGCTCGGGTACGGTCCTCCTCCTTTACCACTTGGGTTAATAGTGGTGGAGTTCGCTAACCTCTATAAAGTTAGCCTTCGGTGCCGAGTTTCTACTCTTGTCTAAGGAGTGGGTAACCCGGTCCGGGAAGGTATCTCAAGCTCTCATGGCCTAGAAACCATGGGCACTTGATCCGTCCGAAAGGTATCAGATGGACTGTGAATAGATTCACTGGCCCTGATCTGAGTCTTCCTACTGTATCGTAAGAAAGAGGAGTAATCGACTCCACCTTGCGGTCCAGTCACTGTCTGTTCCAGACAGGGAGGCGCTGGATCACGGCAGCTCTTCCGTACTCAGCGGAGCCGAGCAACAGAAGAACGTTCGTGTCCAGGCTTTTACTGGATTAAATCTGCAAATTGCAGGGCGAATCAAGTGAGCCGGAGGGAGTCCAACCCGCCGTCCCGAAAGGGGCGACGGCTAAGAATCGCAGAGCCCCAGGAAGCTTCCTTTACGGATCGCCACCAGTGCCCGCAAGGGCATGCCCGAAGGCAAGGGTACGATTCTGGGCTGGATAGTCGGGACGCGACAATCACTAACGTGGTTCTCGCCGAAATTCATCCAAGGTTCCCAGCTCGCCGAGGCGACCGGTCCCCCGAGACTTGTCTCGGAAAGGAACGCGTGTTGTGTACCTCTCTTCATCCAGAAGATAACTTTTGGCTTATGCCTCTAACCTTCGGATGGGTGCTGAGGGGTCGGGACGTTCTGTCTTTCAACCTATATATCAACCTTTGAAAATACTCACAATGAAAATTATGAATAAATTCTCCAGCTTCCATATGGTTCCCCACGTACATATTGCTCAATCTCAACGAGTTGAGTTCACAATCTCTGCAGTGGTGCGACAGCGCCCGGACCATCGTCTCTATAAACGGGTCGATTGGACCGTAGTCGAAAGCGGTAAATACGCGATCGTAGATCCGTTAGACCCGTCTAACGTCCTCTATCTCTCCCCCCGAGAGTACTTGACTGCTCAGAAGACCTGGATATCCAATGACATCGCCGTTGTCGTTCTGGCAACACCTTCTGATAGACCCATTACACCGTCACAACAATCTGAGTCCAAATCTTCCCCCAAGGACCGTAAAACAGTCCCTGGAATGGAAAATGAGGGTCAGAAAGCTGCTCGAGGACGTCTTTTCGGTATGTTCGTAAGCCCTTTAAAAAGGTTTATTAACTACTTTCTAGAGTCCAAGAGGGGACCCGATATAACAGGTTGCTCTCAGAAACTGCCCCAGCCCGTGGTCGAGGTCAATGATAGTAATATCAAAGATCTAATCCTAGAGTGGGGGTCACTCCTTCACTTTAGGCTCTTTGGCCTGGCAACTGGACGAGGACATCGGTTAGGCCTTAACGGCTTTGCGAGTCACGCCCACGCCATACTCCGGACACAGGGGGCCCTGATGCTCACGAAACGGATGAAGCTTTACGCTTTATGCCTCAAGGCATATCTTGCGGGAAAACCCTACAAGACAACTGAATCATTGGGTATCAGAATCCGGCTGTGTCACGGATTACCGAAAGCTCTTCCCTCAGTGGTAAGGAGTGCATTGAGGACCCGTTCAAGCGTCTTGTACAGACTTTGGATATCTGTATTGTTCGCATATAAGGCGTTTATCTGTGGAAACAGTAAACCCGATATCGCGGCAATAGTCAAGAGTCCACCGGAATACCAATCCGGCATGCTCGAGGCATTTCAGAAATTCCAAGGTAGGTTCAAGGACTTGTTCAAACCCGTATTGTTGAGTGCGGACGAACCGGACTTCTCCAGTCCGGCCTTGCATTGGCCCAGTTCATCTGGACCCAATGTAAGACCCGCCCCGCATGGAATCTTAACGGATCTCCTTGCGTGGGTGGTGTACGCAGCTCAACATATGGGCTGGGGTCTTCAATGGCGCCGTCCTTCAACAGTAAAACTGTATCTTTGTGATATAGTTTGCCGATTCGAGTTCCTAGTCTCAACGACATCGGGCCTCGAGCTTACGACAACACGTCGGGGAATACCTTTAACAAGGTTCCTCGAGGATTTTGTTTTCCAACGGGATAGCAAACTCCATGTGTTGTTGCGAGCATCGGTTCAGGACCTCAAAAAGGCCCTGGGACTGTCGGAGTACTGTGTACATTCCTTGGATGGTCCACTTACCTATGTTGGCCCCGGAGAAGAGACTCTCCTCCGGACATTCCAAAAAGGAGAAGTGGACGCGTCCCTGGAGCGTCACTTAGTACCTAATAAGAACCGTCCCGCAGATGTGCTGTGTGACCTCTCGGCAACCAACGGTCTGCAACTCGCCCGGATCTGTTTCCTAAAGGAACCAGCCGGAAAAGTGCGGAACGTTGCATTGTTCGATTGGTGGTCGCAGCAACTTCTGAAACCAGTTCACGATTGGCTATTCGGCCTTCTTGCCTTTTTACCAACAGACGCCACCTTCGACCAAGAAGGAGCGCTGAAGGAATTTGGTAAGGAGTGTGGGGAAACTGACATATTCTCGTACGACCTAACGGCCGCTACAGAGAACATTGGCCAGTCTCTTTACACAATCGTTCTGACTGAGTTTTGGGGACGAATAAGCGCACGCTCCTGGTTAGACCTGATGGTAAACCGTTGGTTTCAATTGACGCCCATGGAAGGTCTCCCTAAAAGAGACCAACCGGAAGGTCCAATTAAGTACCGAAGAGGTCAGCCGATGGGTGCACTGAGCTCTTGGGCCTCAATGGCCCTTGTGCATCACTCGATTGTCCAATTCGCCGCTTACAGGGTCTCGTTATTTCCATTCTGGAAGTACCGAGTCCTGGGAGACGACGTGGTTATCGCAGGTCGCCAGGTCTCTGAGTCTTACTTAGAGGTGTGCCATGCCCTAGGTATCCCGATCTCGTTACCTAAGTCGTTGGAGTCAGAGAAGGGGTTCTTTGACTTCGCGTCTCAGATAATGGGACCGACTGATAACTTCTCTCCGGTATCTCTCCGGGAGGAGTTAGCAGCACAGCGGCCTGCTCGCAGAATCGAATTCGGTCTGCGACAGGCTCGCCGGGGTATCATAGACATGGTACGCCCCACGTGGTTCAGCGCATTCTTGCGCTTTGTCCTCCCTAAATCGGTTTACACCGATATAGTGGAGGCCCGAGCAAAAGGAAAGTTGGATCCCGCGGCGCAAGTGACCTTGATGTCACTCTTGGGCACCTTAGACCCTACTCTGAAAAGAGTTGGGTTCAAGGCGGCAGCAAGAGTTCCGTGTTGGCAGTATTTCCTTTGTATAACAAAGGGGATGTCTGCCTTCCGGAAGGGACTCAAGGCCTTCTTGTGTCTGGGTAAGCCCAGCGAAATAGCTGAAGCGAAAGAGTTGGCGATGGAGGCTCTAGTTTATCGAACTAAAGCCCTTTATCGGCAATTCCTCGCCCTTAGACCTATCCTCCAGAAGATGGAGGAGGTCGACGGCGCTATTCGTGGCGATACGGTTCTTGGGGTCCGTTCGATATTGCCTTCAGATTTGTGGTTTTTGGCCACTCCTCTGTCACACTTGTGGAAGATAAGTAACCTAGTTACTTCCTTCTCCGAGTGGACTAAGGAGTACCGCAGACCACTGAAGATGATCGCAGTAACGGGCGAACTTCGACCGATGACGGTCGAGCTGTTCGAATTCACGATTGAGATGTCCCTGGCTGATGCCTGGGACCTCGTGGATCGAGCAGAGCGATCATTATTGGTCACTCCAGAACACTTCCTTGGGGAGGGAAGTGAGGCGGCAGAGATAGACATACTCTGTCCGACTACGATGGAGCTGGCCGGATATTTCCGACCACTCCAACGTTCCTGGGGGTGGAAAGAGCTCTTGGAGCTCGCACAGTCCCATCAGACTCCGATCCTAGGGTTGCCCGGTCCGGCTACGGCTTGGCAGGTATTACCTGACAAACCTAAACCATAAAAGGGACACTCCCTCCAGAAGGTTATCTGGATCACACTGACCATGGTGAACGGTCCCGAGCAGAAGACTCGGTTAGGTTCTGTCCACGGCTAGGTATGATTTGGAACTGGTGA